AGCTGGCATATCGGATTGCCAAGAAGGCTGCCGATGAGGTCATCGTTCAGATCGAGGCTTGCGGAACCGTTTCCACAACCACTTGCGTTGGTGTTCCGAAGGTTGTTCAGGCCAGCATTGGTCAGGCTACCGTTGCTACCGCTCTGGGTCAGCTGTCCGACGAGGTGAACAATCCGGTCATCATCATGAACAAGCAGACTTTTGCCGCGTTCAAGGGTGTGCAGTATGGTGGAAACTTTAGCACCGACATCTTTGAAGGATGCCCGGTCATCTTTAACAACACCATCAAGGCTTACAGCGCTGCGACAACTGGTAACACTTATGCGATCGTTGGAGACCTGGGTGGCGTAACTGCGAACTTCCCGAATGGTCAGGGAATCGACTTCAAGTTCGACGAGATGAGCAAGAAGAAAGAGGATCTGGTTGAGATTCTGGGTCGTGAGTACATTGGCATTGGCGTAACCCAGCCGGGCGCCTTCGTGAAGATCACGAAATAATTAAATCCGGCGGGAAGGGAGGAAAACATGAAAAAAGTACTGATTGGCGTGCCCTGTATGAATCAGGTGCCCGCAGAATTTGCGGATTCGCTCGCGCGGCTGACATCGGTAGGAGCACCAGAGTGTAAGCTTGGCCTTATGTTCAAAATTGGCTCGTTGATATACGCCGCGCGGGACGACATCGCAAGGGAAGCGATTAAAAGCGAAGCGGACTACGTTATGTGGTTTGATAGCGATATGACCTTCCCGCCGGACACTCTCCAGAGGCTGATGAAGCACATGGAGAGAGATGACGTGGACATTGTAAGTGGCCTGTACTTTAGGAGAGTTGAGCCCTACACGCCGGTGTTGTTCGATAGGCTCGAGCGCACCGATGAGGGTATCATCTGGTCAGACTTCTCAAGGATTGACAACGAACTGTTTGAAATCGGCGGTTGCGGCTTCGGCTGTGTGCTGATGAAAACCGAGGTCTTTATGGGAGTATTCGCAAAGTACAAGCAAATGTTTACGCCTTTCATGGGAGCCGGAGAAGACATTGCGCTCTGTATCCGGGCCCGTGAGTGCGGCTATCGAATTTGGTGTGATCCGACAATATCTCTTGGACATATTGGGTATCACACAGTAACGAGAAACTTTTTCCTTGAATACCAAGCGAGGCAGGAGGCGGAAAATGCTGGCGAAAGTGAAGCAAGCGCTGAGAATTAAAACGGAAGCCTATAATGATGAGCTTAACGGTCTCATTAGTGCGGCGTTGCTCGATCTTGGCGTAACTGATATTTCAGCGGAGGTTCTTACAACCAATGCGGATATGCTGGTAACGCAGGCGGTAATTACATACTGCAAGATGAACTTCGGCAACGTGGCACAGAACGACTATTATAAGTTTAAGAAGAGCTACGACGAGCAGAAAGCGCAGCTGTCTACCTGCACTGGTTACACAATCTGGATTGGGGATGGTGAGTAATGTTTGATACGGTAATAACGTTGAAATCAGAACCAGTCATCACCCATGACGATTATGGGAACGAAATCAAAACCACCACAGACCGTGAAATATTCGCACAACAGCGTGGAGTTTATGAGAGTGAGTTCTATAATGCGTCACAGGTTGGCCTGCATCCGTCGAAAACCTTTAGAATCTCCAACACGGAGGATTATCAAGGCGAAAAGGTTCTGGAGCACGAAGGAAAACTGTATACCGTTGTTCGTGTCGATTGGGACGGCAACCGTGACACTGTTAACCTTGTGTGCGAGGAAAGAGCCGGGTTCAATGAAGAGCCGGCGCCTGAACCTGACAATCAGGGGGTGAATGAAGGATGACAATGTATCAGACACTAGCAACGCTTGGTAAGCCGATTGCGTATGGGTACCACTCAAAACCGGTAACGGTTCCGTACCTTGTATTGCTCGGTGCAGGGCAAGATCAATTCGAGGCCGACAACACCTATTACGTAACAGCTGATCGATATCGGCTTGAATATTATTTCAAGAAAAAGGACCCGGATTTTGAGGGGCAGATTGAAGCGCTGTTACTTTCAAACGGGTTCAAGTATGAGAAGTCTGAAGACATTTATATTGATGCCGAGGACGTATTTGAAATTTACTACACATTTTAAGGAGGCTTTTAATGGCTAATAAAGTAATGTACGGCGTCTCCAATCTTCACATTGGCGAGTACATTGTCGGAACTGACGGCTCAGTAACTCTGGGAACTCCGTATGCTATCCCGGGAACAGTGAAGATCAGCATGGACGCAGAGACAAATGAGAATAAGTTTTATGCTGACAATGTAACATACTGGTCGGGTTATTCCGATAACGGTTACAGTGGCGAGATTGAGAACGCGCTGTTTGATGACACATTCAAAACAACCTTTATGAATTACAGCCAGCTGGCCGACGGTGGAATTGCGCAGATTAAGGGCAAGCAGAATAAAAACGTATACTTTGCGTTCCAGGTAGAGGGTGACGACAAGGCCCGCAGGGGTATTTTCTACAACGTCTCTATCGGACAGATCAGTAGAGAATACAATACTACCGAGGATTCTGTTGAGCCTGCAACCGCGACACTGCCGTTTACCGTAAATGGCGACAACAAGACTGGCGTAACCCGTGCGGCGTATACAGATGGAAGTTCCGTCTATACGACAATTTTTACAACTCCGCCGGTACCGCACACAACCTAATTGCAACGACAACCAATGATGGGGAAGTTCCCCGCATGGTGAAGTCAAGATAACCCGGGGCTGGGAAACTCTCGCCCCGGGAAGTCACTATAATTCTGATTATGGGAGGAAAAATACATGATTAAGACAATCGAATTTGAAGGCCAGAAAGTGGAGTTGAATACTTCCGCCGGATGGCTGTTTGCATATAAGAATAGATTTGGGCATGATATTTTCCCGGATTTGATGCCAATTGTGGAATCTGTTGTTGGCGCGCTTGCGTCTCTTCTCGAGAGCGGCGAAACAGAAATCAATGCCGGGAATGTTAAAAATATGATGGATGATGAAGTCATCACAGACGCATTCATCAAGCTGGCAGGAATGGAAATTACGACAGTTTACCAGGTGTTGTGGGCCATGGCTTATAACGCTGATAAGAGCATTGGCGGACCTGAAGACTTCTTTAATAGTTTCGACAATTTCCCGCTCGATGTGGTGATTCCCGAACTGTTTACTGCGATCGTTGAATCCTCGGTAAGCTCAAAAAACGGGATGAGGCTCCTGAAGGGACTGAAGAGTCTGCGCCAGTCGGATTAGACACGATATACATCGCAGGAGCCGAAAGAAAACTTTCGTACGACGCAATAATGTCTATGGAAATGGGTCAAATAGTTGATTACATCATTGAGTACGATAAAGTTATGGACCCAGACCGAGAGAAGAAAGAGCGCGAAACTGTTCACAAGAGAGAGGCTACGCAAGCCGATATTGACGCGCTGTTAGGGTGATGACATGGCTAAATCTATAAACGAGCAAATGTACGAGATCACGAAACAGTTTGACAGTGAATTCAATAGGGAAGTCGGGGAAATCACAACACAAACTGGCCGTGAATGTGCGAAAAAATTGAAAAGTGTGTCGCCGAAAAGAACCGGTAAATATGCGTCTGGATGGACGGCAAAAAAGCAACCGGGCGGATTACATGGTGTTAGCAGTGTTGTATATAACAACAAGGCCCCCGGATTGGCTCACTTACTGGAATACGGTCACGCGAACAAAGGCGGAGGTCGAACACCAGCACATCCGCACATTAAAAGCGTCGAGCAGGAAATGAACGAAGAATATTACAACAAACTAAAGCATATCGGGGGTTAGAAAATGGCCGGTTCAATTAAAGGCATAACCGTTGAATTTAACGGCGACACAACAAAACTTCAAAAAGCGCTCCGCCAGATGAACCAAGAAGCCCGCAAGACCGACAAGGAGCTTAAGGATATCAACCGTGCGCTTAAGTTTAATCCGGGCAATACGGCTTTACTTGCACAAAAACAACAAGTGTTAGCGCAGAAGGTCGGCGAGACAAGAAACAAGCTTATTGCCCTGAAAAACGCACAGAAGGAGTTCCTCGCAACACCTGGGGCAGACAAACATTCCGCAGAGTATAGGCAACTCGAAAGAGAAATCATTACTACGGAATCAAAACTGAAGCATTTTGAGCTTGAGCTTAAAAAGCTGAATAATGTTAAGCTTGCTGCGCTTTCACAACAACTGACAAACCTTGGTCAGAAAATGAGAAACGCCGGGCGTTCAATGACGATGTACGTTACAACGCCAATTGCGGCGGGTTTAGCAGCAGCAACCAAGAAAACAATCGACTTTGACAAGGCGATGTCACAGGTTGCCGCAACGCTTGGCAAGACAAACAAGGAAATGGAGAATGAGCGCGTTACCATTAACGGGTTTTCCGGATCACTTAGAGAGCTTGCCATCGAGATGGGCTCGAAAACAGCGTTTTCAGCCACAGAAGCGGCAGAGGCCTTGAATTACATGGCGCTGGCCGGATATGACGCGCAAACGTCGGCCAAAATGCTGCCAAAAGTGTTGAATCTTGCGGCCGCCGGAAATATGGAGTTGGCAAAAGCGTCCGACATGGTCACAGACTCACAATCTGCGCTGGGTCTTTCTATTAAAGGAACCAATAAGCTGATTGATCAGATGGCCGCGGCGTCGTCAAAATCTAACACAAGCGTTGAACAGCTGGGTGAAGCGATTTTGACGGTTGGCGGAACTGCCAAGTCAATGAAGGGCGGCACGAAAGAACTGACCGCAGTGCTCGGCGTGTTGGCTGATAACGGCGTTAAAGGAGCCGAAGGCGGCACCGCGCTGCGTAATATTCTGCTTTCGCTTGGGTCGCCAACAAGTAAGGCTGCAGCCCAGTTAAAGGAGCTTGGCATAAGCATTTACGACGCCCAAGGAAACATGCGAGATATGCGGAAGATCATGCCGGAGCTCGCAAAAGCGCTGGACAGCCTGTCAGGGGAAGAGAGGACGAAGGCGCTCGCTGCAATCTTTAATAAGCGCGACTTGAAATCAGTAAATGCACTGCTCGGAACATCAACTGAACGGTGGAGTGAGTTGTCGGCGGCAATTTCCAACTCTGGCGGCGCTGCGTCAAAGATGGCACAGACACAGCTGGACAACCTCGGCGGTGCAATAACGATTTTGAAATCCGCCCTAGAGGGACTTGCTATTAACGTTGGTGACGTTCTTACACCGTATATTAGAAGGTTTGCGGAGTGGATAACAAAGCTCGCAACAAGGTTCAACAGCATGTCACCTGTGGCGAAAAAGGTTGTTGTCGCACTTGCCGCAATAACAGCAGCTATCGGGCCCCTACTCCTCATCTTTGGTGGACTGGCTTCAGCTATAGGCGCTATACTTTCTGCGCTGCCGCTGCTTGGCACAGCGTTCGCCGCATTAACAGGGCCTATCGGGATCGCTGCGGCGGCGATTGCTGGATGTGTGGCCGCGATTGTTCTCCTTTGGAAAAACAGCGACGCATTCAGAAACTCTGTCAAGGCGGCGTGGTCGCAGATTAGCGCAGCTGTGAAGGATGCCGTTAAAACGATAAAAGCGGCGATGAAGAGCGCAGGCGTAAGCGGAAATGACCTTAAAAAGGTGTTTAGCGCAATCGCCAAGTTCATTACCGAAATATGGGGAAGCAAGCTCGGACAGATTATACAAAGGGTGGCAACTACCATAGCGGCCACGATCCGGGCGCTGGCGAAGACTATTAGCGCAATTTCCGCGTTAATGTCTGGAGATTGGAAGAAATTCGCTTCCGATATGGCTTCGGCCACCAAAGCAATGGCAACCGGAATTGTTAATGCATTCGTTCCGGTTAATAGAATAAAACAACTCGCCCAGACGGCGGCCAATGGGGTAAAGACAGTGTTCTCCTCGATGAGCAGCTCGATCAGGTCAACTATAGCGAGTGCAGTCAATGCGGCTGGTTCAACTTGGAACGGGATCAAGTCAAAACTAACAACACCGCTAAATAATGCTTACTCAACAGTTAAATCAGCGTTGAATAAGATTAAGCACCTCTTCCCGATGACTATCGGCAAGGTGTTTACAGGCCTGAAGCTTCCGCACTTCAAGGTGTCTGGTGGCAAAGCTCCGTTTGGTGTTGGTGGTAAGGGATCACTTCCGAAATGGTCGGTAAGCTGGTACAAAAAGGGCGGTATCTTTAACGGCCCGTCGGTTATCGGTGTTGGTGAAGCCGGCCCTGAGGCGGTTATCCCGATTGACAGGCTGCAGGACATGCTGAACAAAATGGCGGATAGCATTGTTAACGGTATTGCGATGAATAATATGCTTCAAGGGGCTGCTGCTGGTGGCGAGGTTGTTATCAAGAACTACCTGTTTGAAAGCGGGCCGCAGCTGGGCGAAACTGTCGTTAAAACGTACGATCAATACAAAAAAATCATAGGTTAGGAGAGCAAAATGATTGGAGTGTTCAACACAATCACGCTTAACGGTGAAGAAATATTCCGGGGCAATGAGTTTACGTTGTCCCGAGAATATATTTATGCCGGAGAGTATGAAACCTGCACGGGAAAACGGGTGGGAGATATTGTCGGCTGGAGATATGCGGACCTGTCGCTTACCTGGGACAACTTGCCACAATCACAGTTACAGAAGGTTATCGGGCTTAATGGCTCCGCTGTTGCGATGACTTTCTCAAACGAGTTCAACGAGAATGTTACAGAGATGGTTATTCCAACAGTAACCACGGCGCAGGTAACAAGGTTAACCGATCCGCAAGGGAATGTGGCTTGGAGTGGTATCGGTTTAACATTAAAATTCATAAACGCCCACAACTAAAGGGAGGCCAAAAATGTCAATTGACACTCAAAACGCCAAACAAATACGAGACCCGATGAATGTGCGGATCACAATGTCGTGGGTGGCACCAGAATCAACGGCAAGTTGTTCCAATTATTCAGCATCTTCCAAAATAACGGATAATACGCTTGACCAGCAATATGCTGGTTATCCGATGCGAGCGCTTGCTGATCTGCAAGGGGATGGATTCAGCCTTGACGGATCGTGTGTTCTTTATGATTCGAGCGTATCGCCTTCGGTAGAAAATGGAAAAATTGGTGCACGTGGCACAGTTGACCAAGCATTTTCAATTGATGTTTCATTAACAAGGCCGGACAAGGGTGTTTCAATGTACATCACCGGTGCAGAAACAGCAACAATCAACGGAACAACTTATAATCTTTATGACGGATGGACCCCGTTCGGAGATGTTAATACTGGGTCGTTCAGCTTAACATTAACACCAATGGCGGGAAGGCGTATTGAGGTTGGCGGAGCAACGGCCGGCGTTTTCTTAACGGCTGATAATAGAGATATTGTTAAAGCTGTGTTGTCGCTTCGTTCAGATTTAAGCCGGTACAATCAGACGCTCCCCGCGTCAGAGCTGAACGCGGATATATATTATGATATTGATATCTCGTCAGTGTTGGCCATTGTTCCAGAGGAAACGCTTATTACATATCAAGCGGGCTATATGGATGATATGACCGAACCGCGTAAGTTCTACCTTGAAGGACAGGCAACGTGGGATAACAACCTATTGTCAATAACGGCGGTGGACGCCGTACATAAGTTAGAGAAGAAGCTGACCGCGTTTACGATTGGATCAACTTCCATGGTAAAACCAACAGACCTCTATTATGCCGCGTATGGACTTATAAAGAGTTGCGGCGTGGATGTTGAATATGACTATATCGGGCAACCGTTTTATAGCCAGACGAGCGAATCTAGGCGCGTTGTTTCTCCAGACGGATTAACATGCAGGGAATTTATTTCTGCATTAAACAACTATATCACAATAAATGATATTCCAGTTGGTGTTTGTTCTGATCCTGACGTAACAGAATATGCAATCAATTATATTGACGGTGGGTGGCCAAGACTTAGGGCAACAAGAAATCGTCCCGGTTATATCATTTATGAAGAAGATTGCGGAAACGTCGACGAGAGCATAGAGCGATACACGACGGCAGTGAATGCGACAACAATGGATATGGCATTTGGCACAATCTTGTATTCCCCGATTCTTTACGGCACAGAGGTCGGTGAAGCAACGTGGTTCAAGGACGGCGGAATTGCAATAGATTTGAATGATAACGTATACAACTTTGCCGTTGGATTACCTGGCGCAGATATTGGAAAGTCACAATATTTTGTGCCAATAGGCCCGGTCAATGATCACGGGGAGTCATATACTGGTTTTTTCCGACCAAAGGAAGCATATGAGCAAAATTTTGATTCAAACGTAACCGGGCTCGCTAACAAATCAAATTCCGCCGGTGAATTACTGGCGTATATAGGCGCGGATGATTACGCAATAATATATCCGTCGTTTATTGATTGGAATGAAAGTTTTGCCGCAGGGCAAGCCGGTGTTGTGTGGAGTACGCAATCGGCTGCATGGGCCGCACTCGTTAGTGGCGGTTATATCGAATCTGACGCCGGAGAGTTTGCGCTTAAGGTGTATGGGTATAAGCTGTCTGAAGAAAATGCCGTAAAAACATATTACAACGGCGATCCCAATCTTACAGGTGTACCTATTGATATTGAGCTGCCGCTCTTCGGATCAATGGATTTTGTAAACAGTGATGGAACATTTATCAAAGAGTTGTATCCAAGGTTGGCTGTTGAGAGTGTGTTTGACAAATCTGTAAAAACAGGCTCGTTCAAATGGAAGGGTGATCCGAGAATGCAGCCGCGAGATGTTGTAACTTTCGTGCGGCTTGATGGTTCGCTGGAGATGATCACGTTAGAAAACATCACAATTACACATGAAGCCGGTGGAACAGTTGCGGATATAACCTATAGGAAGGGAGTGGTTTAATGGCTTGGATTACACCTGTTACAGATAGGACAAGCGGCTCGGCCAGGATGACCTATAACGACATGAACAGGATAACCGGCAATCTCAAATGGTTGTATGACGCGTGTGTCAATTCTAGTATCCCAATAGCAGGTTCTGCAATAAGTCAAACAAATTGGACACGAGATGACATTATCACCACCACTTTCTGGGCTGAGTTGCTTGCATGTTTGGAAAATGTTTATACGGCATTAAGCTACACGCCAAAAGATAAAGCAACGTATGATATGACATGGAACAATATCAACGTGATAGAGGAAATTGAAAGACTATGTCATGATGTGTTTGTTGTTTATGATGAGATGCCAAGGCTTAATCGTTATGTTGGGGATATGCTTAATACTAATTACTTGTATGCTGGCGATGACATTAATGCCGGTGGACGTTATTAGGAGGAATTTATGGCGAATTATTTCAAAGACAGAGTTGTAGAACACCCGGGAAGGGTTACACTCACGCCAACAGGCGGAACAAATGAATATGACGTTGACCGTGCAGAAGGAACCGTATCGGAAGCTGGTTCACCAATTAATGCAGCAACGCTTAATACTGCCATAGACACATATGGGCTGTGGTATGGTACGTCTAGCACATCTGCAAACACAGCGGAAAAGGTTGTGACGTGTGCCGGTTTTACACTAACTACCGGCGCAAAGATTGCCGTACACTTCACAACTGCCAATAGGGTTAATGGCATGATTTATTTAAATGTGAACGGAACAGGCGCTATTCGGGTGTTGGTAAACGATCAATATTCAAACGTTGGTGGTTCATGCACATGGGACCCGGGACATGTTGTCATGTTTTCCTATGATGGTGCTAACTGGAGGATAATTAACGGTGCAATTATCAACGATGACGAGTTAGACACAATCGAAACCGCGTTAAACCTTTCGCACGACGGTCCCGCGAGGTTGTATAAAATTATAGCACAACTGCTCCAAGCTGATAGGCGGGCGCTTCTGTGGACAAATCCAAGTCCCAACGCAAATTTTGGTGCGCAGACAGTTTCGCTTGATTTATCGAATTATGACTATGCTGAAATTGAGTTTGTTTCAGGTGGAACGGCACCGGCTGGTCATGCGACACCGTTCAGATCAGGAGTTGGCTCGAGTGCGCTTTGTGTGCAAAATTCAATGGTAGCGGCGAGTATGAGGTGGAGATGGTTCATGCCGACATCTACCGGAGTTCAATTTACCGTTGGATATGTTAATCAAACGGAAAACAATGCGGTTTGTAGGCCGTACAGAATTTATGGTATTAAAGCTGGCAACAGTTTATAAAGGAGGGACGATATGAACAGATTTTTAATCAATAACTCCGCAAAATACAGACTTTTGCGGACAATCCTGCAAGGCGTTATCGGTGTAATCATTGCAAACCTTGACCTGCTTGTCGGTGAGTTCTCAATCGACCCGGCATTGAAACCCGTGATCGTTGGCGTAGTCATGGCAATCCTGTCTCCGATCATGGCGTCATTGGGAACTACCGACATTCCC